TACAGGTTCATGCAGGACGAATCCAAGCCCCTGTACGAGACGGTCAAGGCGCTGTCGGACTACCTGACACGCCAGGAGGCCGCAACACATGGCTGACCTGTCCAAAGTCCTCGGCGGCCCTTGGTCGCCACCACCAGAAAAGAGAATCGCACCACCTGAAGAACAACTGCGCGACGCCATGCTGGCAGCCGGCCTGGAGCCACCAGATGAGCTGCTGCTGGACGGCAAGATTCACAGGTTCAAGTCCGGCACGAAGGGCAGCGGCAGTCACGGAGGTGACAAGCCAGGCTGGTATCTGATCTTCGGCGATGGTGTGCCGGCCGGCAGGTTTGGCTGCTGGCGCGCAGGCGTGGAGGTGACCTGGCGCGCTGAGGTCGGCCGCAAGCTGACGGCCAGCGAGGAGATGGCCCACGCCAGGCGCATGGCCGAGGCCAAGGCGCTGCGCGACGCCGAGCTGGAGCGCAAGCACGAGGTGGCAGCGGCCACGGTCGAGACGATCTGGACCTCGGCCCAGGCGGCCAGCCCGGACCATCCCTACCTCAAGCGCAAGGGCATCGGCGTGCATGGCGCGCGCGTGACCGGCGACGGCCGCCTGGTGGTGCCTCTGTATGGTCAGAATGGCGCGCTGGCCAGCCTGCAGTACATCGCACACGATGGCGGCAAGCTGTATCACCCAGGCGGCGAGGCTGGCGGCAAGTTCTGGATGATCGGCACGATGGACGAGCCAGGCGTGCTCTATGTGGCCGAAGGGTTCGCAACAGCAGCCACGATCCACGAGACGACCGGCCGGCCCTGCGTGGCGGCCTACAGCGCCAGCAGCCTAGTGCCAGTTACAGGCATCATGCGCGAGATGTACGGCGCGACCCAAGACATCGTGATCGTGGCCGACCACGACAAGCACGGCGTGGGGCAAAAGTATGCCGAGCAGGCGTCGGCCAAGTACGGCGTGCGCGTGGTTGTGCCTCCAATCGAAGGCATGGATGCCAACGATTATGCCCAGGCAGGACACGATCTGGCCAGCCTCCTGACGCCAGCCAAGACAGACTGGCTTATCGCGGCCGACGACTTCTCAGCCCAGCCGGCCCCGATCTCCTGGCTGGTCAAGCGCTGGCTGCAGAACAATGCTCTGATCATGGTCCACGGCCCATCGGGTGGCGGCAAGACCTTCGTGGTGCTGGACTGGTGCCTGCGCATGGCCAGCGGCGCGCAGGAATGGTGTGGCCACAAGGTCAAGGCCGGAAACGTGGTCTACCTGGCCGGCGAAGGCCACCACGGCCTGCGTGGGCGCGTCGCAGCCTGGAAGCACCACCACCAGGCCGGACACCTGGCCATGTGGCTGTCCAAGGACGGCTGCGACCTCAACACCCCAACCGGCTACCTGCAGGTCGTCGAGCACCTGCGCAGCCTGCCGGAGAAGCCGGCCGTCATCGTGGTGGACACCCTGCACCGATTCCTGGCCGGCGACGAGAACAGCGCCCAGGACGCCAAGACCATGCTGGACGCCTGCAACAGCCTGATGAACGAGTTCGGCTGCAGCGTGATCCTGGTCCACCACACCGGCGTGGCCGAGGAAGCCCAGCACCGTGCGCGTGGCTCATCAGCTTGGCGTGGTGCGCTGGACATCGAGATCAGCATCGTGCCAGGCAAGGACGGCGTGCCCATGCAGATCGTCCAGCGCAAGTCCAAGGACGCCGAGCTGGCCCAGACGGTCCACGTCGAGCTGCAGCAGGTCACCATCCCAGGCTGGTATGACGAGGACAACCAGCCGGTCACATCGGCCGTCATCGTCCAGGCGCAGCCGCCAGCCAGCCCCAGGAAGGACAGCAAGATCGACAGCCACCGCAAGACCTTCGAGAACGCCTGGTGGTCGTCAGGAGCTGAGGAGCGTAATGGTTTACCCTACCTTAGCAGGTCGGCGATGGTGGACTACCTGGTCCAGAAAATGGACGTGAGCGAGGCCTCAGCCAAGGTCTACATCAAGCCAAGCGCCAACGGAAAACCCATCGCAGACCTGCTGGTGGCCGAGATCATCGAGGCCTTCGAGCACGGCTGGACGGTGATCGATGAGGCCCAGGCAAGTGCCATGCTGATCAGGAAGTCGGCGAGCTGAACATGACTTATCCACAGACTTATCCACAGGCATGGCAAGGGAACAAGGTAACAGAACGGAAAAAAACGGAATTCCGTTCCCTGGGCAAAACAGCGGAAAACGGGAACGGAACGGAACACACCCCTTTAGGGGTGTTCCGCAGTTCCCTTCCGATGCGGCGAGATTCCATGACGAACCACTCTAAAACGTGGGAAAAAGTTATCCACAGGAGAATGCAGTGAGCACCACCAACGTGAACGAGATGCTGGCCGGACGCCAGTCAACCTATGGCGCGTTCGAGAACCACGCCAAGATCAGCCAGGCGCTCAAGGACGTGATGTTCGAGCGATCAGGCTGGGACCGGCTCAAGCCAGACCAGCGCGAAGCCCTGGAGATGATCCAGCACAAGATCGCGCGCATCCTCAACGGCGACCCGACCTACGCCGACAACTGGATCGACATCGCCGGCTACGCCACCCTGGTGGCCAACCGGCTCGAAAAAGGGGAGAATGACGCATGACCACAAAATCCCACAAAACCAACCCAGCCGACAAGGTCGAGCAGTGGCCCATCGAAAAGCTGGTGCCATACGCCAAGAACTCGCGCACCCACAGCGAGGAACAGGTGGCCCAGATCGCGGCCAGCATCCGCGAGTGGGGATTCACCACCGCTGTCCTGGTGGACGAGTCCGGCAGCATCATTGCCGGTCATGGTCGCGTGATGGCTGCTCGCAAACTCGGCATGGCATCATTGCCGGTCATGGTCGCTGCAGGCTGGACCGATGCCCAGAAGCGTGCCTATGTCATCGCCGACAACAAGCTGGCGCTGAACGCTGGATGGGACAACGAACTGCTGGCGCTCGAGCTGGCCGAGCTGGATGAAGAAGGATTCGACATCGGCCTGACAGGATTCACCCAGGACGAGATCGACGCACTGACCAAGGTCAAAGACGCAGAGCAGATCGAATACCAGGGCGATCCAGACGAAGTCCCAGAGATTGGCGAGATGCCAATCAGCGTGCCAGGCGATATCTGGGTGCTCGGCAAGCACCGTCTGATGTGCGGTGACAGCACAAACCTGCAGCAGGTCGAAAAGCTGATGGATGGAAAGCTGGCCGATCTGGTCTGGACTGATCCACCATACAACGTGGCGGTCGAAGGCAAGGCCGGCAAGATCATGAACGACGACATGGGGTCTGGTGAGTTCCGAGACTTCCTGCGCAGCGTCTACGCCAGCTACTACGCAGTCATGCGAGCTGGTGCGGTGATCTACGTGGCGCACGGTGAATCCGAGCGCGCGGCATTCACAGACTGCATGGTGGAAGCTGGCCTGAAACTTTCCCAGGTGCTGATCTGGGTGAAGCAAAGCGCAACCCTGTCACGCCAGGACTTCAACTGGCAACACGAGCCAATCCTGTACGGCTGGAAGGAAGGCGCTGGCCATTACTTCTGCGGCAACTTCACACTGACCACGGTGATCGATGATGACGTTGATCTGAAGTCGATGAAGAAGGAGCAGCTCATCGACATGATCAATGAGATCAGGAATAAGGCCAGCGGCACGATCATCCGGCACAACCGGCCAACGAAAAGCGACCTGCATCCAACCATGAAGCCGGTGGCGCTGGTGGAGCGCATGATCGAGTGGAGCAGCAATCCAGGCGAGATCGTCCTGGACCTGTTTGGTGGCAGTGGCAGCACGCTGATCGCAGCACAGAAGGCCAACAGGCAGGCGCGCCTGATGGAGCTGGACCCGAAGTTTGTTGACGTCATCGTCAAGCGTTGGCAGGAGTTCACCGGCAAGCAGGCAATTCACGCAGAAACTGGAAAACCTTTCGCGGAGGTAAAAGATGGCAGCGAAGAAGCCAAAAACTGAAAAATCGGTCGTAAAAAAGGCCGGACCGAACGGCGGCGCTCGGCCAGGCGCTGGCCGACCAGCATTTGAACCGACAGACGCAGAGCGCAAACAGGTCGAGGCCATGTCCGGCTACGGCCTGCCAATCGAGCAGATTGCCATCCTGGTGCGCGGTGGCATCGACACCGACACGCTGCGCAAGCACTTTGCCACCGAGTTGGTGGCCGGCAAGGCCAAGGCCAACTCCGGCGTCGGTCGCACCCTGTTCCAGAAGGCAATGGGCGGCGACACGGCGGCCATGATCTGGTGGTCCAAGACCCAGATGAAGTGGAAGGAAACCCAGGCGCACGAGCTGACCGGCGCAGACGGCGC